CCCCACCCGCAGGCCGATCTCATCCGCCTCTCCCGCACCGGCGCGGAACTCCTCCGCGAAGTTAGAACCCTCACCAAGGCATACAGCCCGCACAAATGAACCCCTTTGCCATCCCACCCTTGCACCTCGACCCGTCGGGATTTGTGCGCGACTCCACCGGATCCCGCGTCCTTGCCTGCAATGAGGAAGCCGTTTGTTTTCTCTATTCCGAAAAAGAAATCGAAAAGGACGGGCATTTCACCTGCTCCGTATGCGGCCGCCTTGGCCAGCGCATGACCGAAGCCACGCCAACACAATGCAATCTCGACACCCCATGAAAACACAACGCACCGCCAAACCAGAATTCTGGGTCATCGACACCGATACGCCCGGCATGAGCCAAGGCCAATTTTCCGCGAGCGGCCCATACCCCACGCAAAAAGCCGCCGAGGCCGCAATAATTGCCGACACGCGCAATCTTTGGGAAAGCGCCTGCAACTGCCTTCAATCCGCCGCCTCCCCCCCATGGTCAGCCCCGCAGATCATCGTGCAAGTCGTCCGCAAAGTCGAAGTGCAGATCTCCGCAAGCATCTCACTCATCCCAACACCATGACCCCGCCCGCCATCCCCATCCCCATCCCTAAGAACCCGCTGCACCAGCGCTATTGCGACAACATCCTCGCCGGGCATGGAGGAGGGGAGAGCTACCAACTCGCCTACGCCGCCATCACCCCGAAGCTCACCCGCGCCAGCGCGGACACCGGCCACAAGCGCATCAAAAAAAACCCGGAAGTCATCGCCTACCTCCGCGCCGTCCGCGCCGCCTCCGCCACCTCCACCGTCCTCACCGTCACGGAAAAGCGGGAATTCCTCGCCCGGGTAGTCCGCACCGACATCACCACCCTCTCCATCGATGGCGGGGGGAAAGACGGCGACATGATCAAATCCTACTCCGTCAACGAATCCGAATCCTCCCGCAACATCCGCCTGGAGAAACACGACCCGCTCAAAGCCATCGACCTCGACAACCGCATCGCCGGAGAAGACCCCACCGCCAACCTCCTCACCGAACTCGCCCAAGCCCTCCAAAATTTACCCAAGCCCGCCGTCTCGAAACTATGAACCCTTACCTTAAAGACCTCCAATCCTTCGCCGACCTCCTCGCCGCCTGCAACGTCATACATGAAAGTGCCGTCCACGACGCCGAGGACTACGACGGGGAAGAGACTTTATGCTGCATCGCCGAAGCCCTCCGCAGAATCAATGCCGAGCAATCTCCCTACGACATCGAACCTATCCGCGAAGCCCACCGGAAAGCGTCCGCACGGTATGAAAAGGCAGTCCAGCACTACCACCAATGCGAAGAGGATCAGATTAACTCCTTCCTCGCCCACAACGACGCGAGCTACTGGAAAGGGAGAAGGGACGCTCTGAGGCATCTGATTCATTTTCTGCCTAACGCAAAGGATCTGGCGCGGCGGGCGCTGGACTCTGAATAAACCAACAAGGCAACTCCCGCCGTTGCCAGCATCCACTTGTTCTCCTTTTTATGGCTCTTATCCGATCCCAATACTGCCGATTCTGTGAAGCTGAAAAGCAACACACGAACGGGGAATGCAACGACTGCCGCGAACGCAAACACCGCGAGGTGATGGCAGCATGGCAAGCCAAGACGACCGATGAAAAGCTCCTCGACATCCATAAGCGTCTCCAGCGGATCGAAGCTGGGCCTCAACGATATTGAGGAGAACAGCCAAGATCGGTGACGCGCAGCGTTCCCCGCATCGACCTGTTCGATACTCTTCAACAAAAGCCCTCGCCCTAATTGTCCACCCTCTCCTCCATCCTCCGCGACTACCCGAGCCTCGCCGATCCGGCCTGGAGGATTGCGAACCTGCATACCATCCGCGACGCCGACGGCCATCTTGTCAAATACACGCCCTACCAAGGCCAGCGCCTCTACTACAACTCGAAGCACCTTTGCAACCACATCCTCAAAGCCCGGAAGCTCGGATTCTCCACGCATCTTGAAATGGAAATGGCGGATTTCCTCATGTTCAACCCCAACCGCGTCGGCGGCATCATCGACTACACCCTCCCGGACGCGAAGAAAAAGCTCCGCATGGTCTCCACCACCCTCTCCCACATGGACAACGGAAACATCCACCCGGAGACATGGAGGCTCGGCGCACTCCTGAAAAAAGCCATCCCGCACACCGCCACCACGGAAGTCGTCACCCTGGCCAACGGCTCCGCGCTCACTTGCGGAACCTCCCACCGGGGAGACAGCCCGAACAAGCTCCACATTTCCGAGCTCGGCAAAACCGCCCTATGGGCTCCGATCAAAGCCCGCGAGATCATCGAGGGCGCGCTCAACTCCCTCACCCCCGGCAACATGGCCGACATCGAGACCACCCACGAAGGCGGGAAGATCGGCGACAACTACCGGCTCATGGACATTGCCATGCGGCACAACCCCGCGCAGCTCGCCCCCACGGATTTCAAATTCCACTTCTTTGCTTGGTTTATCGACACCCGCTATGCCATCACGCCCACGCGCCCCATCCGCCCGGAAATCCTACAATACTTCGCCGCCCTCTCCAAGGCCACCGGCCACACCTTCACGCCGGCACAAATGTTCTGGTATGATTCCAAGGAAACCGTCCAAGGCCACGGCATGAAAAAGGAATTCCCCTCCACCCCCGGCGAAGCCTTCGAGGCACTTGTGGAAAATGCGATCTACGGCCAGCAAATGGCGGATCTCCGCGCGGGCGGGCGCATCCTCGACTTTTCCCCCGAGGCCGCGCCGCCCCTGTTCACCTTCTGGGACATCGGCATTTCCGACTTCGCCGCGATATGGCTCATCCAACCCATCGGCAGACACCACCTTGTCCTCGACTGGTATGAGGCCGAGGGGAAAAGCGCCGCCGCGCACGCCGACCAGATGCGAGTTTGGGAGGCAAAATACCGCCGCCCCATCGCCACCCACTTCCTCCCCCACGACGCCGAGAACCGCACCCCCGGCAGCGGCATGACCTACCGCCAGTATCTCGCCCAGGCGGGTATCGCCAACACCCGCGTCGTCCCCCGCACGCCGGACGTATGGCTCGGCATCGGCCATGTCCGCGATTGCCTCCCGCATTGCTTCTTCCACAAGACCCACACCGACACCCCCCGCCACCACAACGGCACCGAATTCCCCAGCGGCGTCGCCTGCCTCTCCGCCTACTCCCGCGACGTTTCCCCCCGCCTCCTCCGCGAAATGCCCCGCCACGACCATTTCAGCCACAGCGCCGACGCCTTCCGCACCTTCGCCGAAGCCCTCCGCCTCGGCATGATCGAACGCGCCGGCGACACCTCCCGCACCAAACCCCAGGCACTAGGCCGCCCGACCACGAAACGCAGATGACCCCCTACCTCTCCGCGCTCGAACTCTGGCGGAACCTCACGCCTTACCCCTGGCCGGATCTGATCGACACATGCGCCCAGGCCGGCGTCCTTGTCTGCACCCCGGAAATGTTCCTTGCCGCCTTGCCGGACATCCGGGAGGAGGCCGGGCAGACCCTTTCCCCGCTTCAATACCCGGAAGAAGCGGACTGTTGGCATGTTTGGATTGCCGCCGGGAAACCGGAGGCCATGCGAACCCTCACCCGGCTCGCGCCCAAGCCCCTTCCATGGATCACTTGGCACCGCCGGGACAGGCTCGTCTCCCTGAAATGGGAAACCATAAACCGCCACGCCCATGTCAAAGCCGAAAATGCCAAAACTTCCCCCGCCGCCCCCGCCGCCGATCTCATCGACGGGAGTAGAACGCGGAGCCGCCGAGGATGAGACACGCCGCCGCGCTACTAAGCGTTACTCGTTCGACGATACCGTCCTCTCCCCAAATCCCTCCGGCCTAAAGCGCACCCTCGGCTAGTCCCCTATGTCCGACCTCGCCGATACCGTTTCCCGCCAGATCGCCGCCCTCGACGCGGATCGCCTACCGTGGGAAGGCCTTTGGCAGGAACTCGCCGAGGTATGCCACCCCCGCCGCAACACGATCCAGCAGGGAACAGGCCGCGACACCACCCCCGACCGCTCCTCCATCGCCTGGAGCTTTGACGGCACGGCCATGCGGGCAAACTCCACCCTCGCCTCCGGCCAGTCCGCTCGCATCACGCCCATGGGAGCGCGTTGGTTTGTCCTCCGCCCGCCCGCAGAACTCAACGACTCCGCCGCCGCCCAGGAATACTACGCCCGCGCCACCGAGATCCTTGTCGCCAAGCTGGGTGCATCCAATTTCTACAACCGCGCCAACGAATGCTATCTCGACCGAGGCGCCTTTGGAATTTCCGCGCTGGAAACCACATCCGGGAAAAACGGCAGGGGACTCCATTTCCGCGCGCTTCCCTGCGGCAGCTACTCCATCGCCCAAAACAGCCTCGACGAGGTGGACGTCATCGCCAGCACCACCTGCTACACGCCGGCACAAATGCGCGAGGCCTTTGGCGAGGAGAACCTACCGCCTTCCGTCCGCGCGCTTTTCGATGAACCAGCCAAACGCTTCACCTCAAAGCAGACCGTTCAGCGCCTCATCGTCCCGCGCTCCGACCGGGATCCTCGCAAGATGGATTCCAAAAACAAACCGATTGCCTCCTACCACATCCACAAGGAATCCAACACCATCCTCCTCGAAAGCGGCTTCGATGAAATCCCCATCGCCGTCTCCCGCTGGAGCATGTGGGGAGATTCGCCCTATGGATGGTCTCCCGCCTACCACGCCCTCCCCGAGGCCGCGCAGTTGAATTTCCTTGAGCAGATGCTCGACACCCTCGCGGAAACCGCCGCCTTCCCGCGCGTGCTCTACCCCGCCGGATTCAAGGAGGAGATTGATTTCTCCGCCCTCGGCCTCACTTGCTACGATCCCAGCCTCAACGCAAAGCCCGAGGAATGGCTCACGGCCGGACGCTACGACATCGGCAAAGACCGCTCCGCCGAGAAGCGCCGCGCCATCGAGGCCGCTTTCCATGTGGAGCTTTTCAACGCCATCTCCCACCTAGACCCGAGCGCCACCGCCACGCAAATCTCCGCCATCGTCAGCGAAAGCCGCGAGCTTTTCCACCCGATCTACTCGAACATGGTGCGGGAATTCCTCACCCCCGTCCTCCGCCGTTCCTTCGCCTTGCTAGTCCGTTCCGGGGAAATCCCGCCACCGCCCCAGGACGTTCTCCTCCGCGACGACCTCGGCGCCTACCTCGCGGATCCAGAAGTCGATTACGTCTCCGCCATGGCGCTCGCCATGGAACAGTCCCACCTCTCCGGCCTCGGCGACATCCTCGCCATCACCAGCCAGCTCGCCACGCTCGACCCCACCTTCCTGGACTCCCTCAATCCCCGCACGCTCCTCCCGCACTTCGCCCGTGCGAAAGGCCTGCCCACCATCCTCCTCCGCACCGAGAAGCAGCTCGCGGAACTGGACGCCGCCCGCGCCGAAGCCGCGCAGCAACAGCAAGCCATCGCCGCCACCGAGGCCGTCCGCAACCTCGGCGGCGCCCGCGAGACCATGGACGCCGCCCAGCAACTCTCCCCGCAACAATGACCCCAACCCCGAAAGACAATGCCAAAGAAAACGCCGCGCGCATCAAACAGCAGCGCCAAGACCTACTCGCCGCCATCCGCCGAACCTTCGACACCCCCGACGGAAAACGAACCCTCGCATGGCTACACGCCGCCACCGCCACCGGAGAGCCCGCATTCCAAGCTGGCCGGGATGGAAATTTCTGTCCCATTGCCGCCGCCTTCCGCAACGGCCGACAATCCGTCATACAGGAAATCGACAAAGCCCTCGCCGAAGCCGCGAGCCATACCGCTTAACGACGAAGACGAAGAGGAACCGCTCGCCGCCAAGATCAAAGACGCACCGACCCACCCGGATCTCGGATTCGGAACGCCGGAATGTTTCCTCTGGTGCTTTGAAAACCTCTCCCGCCACGACTTCCTTTCCCTCTACGCCGAGCGCCGTCAGGAAATGCGCGAGAAATGCCGCGGCAACCATGACACCGCCGAAGCCCTTGCCTATCTGAAACCCTCCACCAAACCACTCCCATGATCGATACCCCCGAAGCACCACCCGCCGAAGCCCCGCCCGTAGCACCCGCCGCGCCCGAGCCACCACCCGCCGCTGAAATCGTAACGCCGCCAGCCGCACCCGCCGCACCGCGCGCCTTCAACGACGACGGCACATTCACCGAGAACTGGCACCAGGCATTCGGCGATGAATTCAGCGCCTACGGAGAAACCGCCGCCCGTTTCAAAAATCCCGGCGACCTCCTGAAATCCTACGTCCACCTCCGCCAGACCGGCCCCGCGTATCCCGACGCCACCGCCACGCCCGACCAGGTGGAACGATTCCGGCAACTCGCCAACGTGCCGGCCACCGCCGAAGGCTACAACCTCCCCGTCCCGGAGAACTTGCCGGAGGGAGTAAGTTTCAACGCAGACCTCGCCGCAGACTTCGCCAAGCTCGCCCACCAGCACCATGTCCCCGCGCCCGCCCTCCGCGCGCTCATGGACAAGCAGCTTGCCATCGCCTCCGCCGAGGCCAGCGAACACGCGCAGGCCATCGCCAAGGCGCAGGAAGAAGCCCGCTCGTCTCTCATCACCGAGTGGAAAGGGGACTACACCAGCAACCTCTCCACCGTCCGCCACCTCACCGAGCGTTTCGGCGAGGCCGCAGGCATCGAGGAGGGAGCCGTAAAAGAACTCGCCAACAATCCCGCCTTCGCCCGCATCATGCACCAAGTGGCAAAGCTCACCCGCGAGGATAGCGTCGCAGCCCCCGCAGGCTTTGGCGATCTCCGCTCCTCCGCCGAGCGGGCAGACTCCATCATCGCGGGCAAGGATGCGCAATGGAGCGAGCGCTACGCCAACGGCGACCCCGCCGCCTACCAGCTCGTCACCAAGCTCCTCGGCGAGGCCAAGAAATAATCTCAGCGTTGTGTTGTTTTCCGCCCGTCCTCTCTCGCAGGGGGCGGGCGGTTTTCGTTTCCCCGCTTCAATAGCGGATTTACAGCGTTTCCCGCAGTCTCATCACCGACGCAAGACAGACAACCGGCACCAGTGGCCGCCCTGTCCTAAAGCACAGCCGCACCTCGCTCTGCCCCTTTTAGGACAACCGGACGCGAACGGATTCACCAACCGTTTCCAACCAAACCACTACCACCACCACCATGTCACTTGCAGTTCCAGACCATTTCACCACTCAGTTCGGAAAGAACTTCGAACCACTCGTCGCCCAGACCGTTTCCCGCCTGCGTAAATTCGCGGTCGTGACCACCGGCTGCACGGGCGAAGCCAAGACCCACAACCAGGTCGATTCCATCGCCGCGAAGGAAACCACCGGCACCCGCTACAACCGCCTCGCCCAGAAGGATCTCGACACCGAGAAACGCTGGAACCACATGAGAACCTTCCAAGGTCTCACCAGCGAGCCGAAGTGGGACGAGATCGCCCTTGCACCCACCATCATGGGGCAAGGCACTCACATCGTGCAGCACTCCGCCGCCTACGCCCGCCAGCTTGACGCCGTGCTCATCGACGGCCTGCTCGGCACCAACTACGTCGGAGCGACCGGATCCACCACGCAGGCCATCACGCAATCCGTTGCGGTGGACTTCGTGCCATCCGGCAGCCCGGCCAACAGCGGCATGACCGCCTCCAAGGTCATCGAAGCCGTCCGCCAGCTCCGCGCCTCCGAGGCATGGAACAGCGAGGCGCAGGCACGCGGCGTGAAACTCTGCGGCTTGCTCAACTCCGAGCTTGAGGCGCAGCTCCTCCACGCAGCGAACACCAACGCCGGCGACCGACTCTATTCCAAGGAATTCCTGCCACCCGTCTATGACGAGAACGGCGGACTTCGCTTCTGGCTCGGCGTCAATTGGGTTTCCATCGAGGCGCTTCCCACCAACACCGGCGGCACCATCGCCGAGTCCGCAATCTGGACTTCCGACGGCCTCTATCTGGATATCTGGCAAGACCTCAAGGTCTATGTCGATATCCTGCCGGAGCTCGACCATTGCGTCCAGTTCAAGTCCGACTACGCCTTCAACGCCTGCCGCAGGCAGGAAAAGCAGGTCGTCAAAATCAACTGCGTCCTCTAACCCCACCAAGCCGGGGGAGCGATCCCCCGGCAAACCTCACCACCAACCGAAAGAACAACTATCATGGCCGAATTCGATTCCAACCTTGTCACCACTTCCGAAGCCCGTCTCGTCTCCGCAGGATTGCGCGATGGCGACGACGCCAACGGCAAGCTCACCGTCGCCACCGCCAAAGTCACCCTCACGGGCTCCACGGCTGCCAACGACATCCTCAACATCATCCCGACGAAATATTTGCCGGTTGATGCTTGTGTCGTGCCGCAGCTTTGCAGCGTCACCAGCTCCGATCCGGGAACCACGCTCACCCTCGACATCGGCCACACCGGAAACGTGGACGCCTACGCCGACGGCATCACCCTCAGCTCGGGCGGCATCATCGGCTTTTGCTCCGGCACCAAGCCGAGCACGGTCGAAACTCCTGTCCGCACGGACGACACGGGCGCGATCTTCGCGACCGTCATGTCCGCCGACACGATCACCAACGGAACCGTCCTCACGTTCCTGATCGCCTACCGCTCGAAATAATCTTCCGGGGGGAAGAACCAACCGAAAAGCCCCGTTCCGCCATGCCGGGGCGGGGCTTTTCACTTTCCACATTGCCGCCATGACGAAAACGCAGATCGCCAACCTCGCCCTTTCCCACCTGGGGGAGCCCGCCGCCACCGACATCGACGTCGATTCGACGACCGCCGCCACCGTTTGCCGGACGCATTACGACAACACCCTCGCCACCCTCCTCGAAACCCACCCCTGGAACTTCGCCCGCGCCCTCACCAAGCTCATCCCCTCACAGGTATCCGTCACCTACACCAAGGCCAGCGGCACCTTTTCCAGCGGACTCACCACCCACACCGTCCAGCTTTCCCTCACCACCTACACCGCCGCCGCCACCACCTACGTCGGCACGGATGCGGACGACAATGTTTTCACCCTCACCAAGGCCGCAAACACCGCCTACGCGGAACTCTCCGCCGTGGACGATGCTGACGCCACTCTCACGGACTACGCCGCCCGCACCGCCTCGACCTTCCCCGTGGACGCCTTCCCCTATCAGGAGCCGTGGACGATTATCGATGCGTCCATGTCCGCCGTCGCCACCATGCTTTCCACCGCGTTTCTCCCCTGGACGGTTGCCTACGACCTCCCCGCCGCCTGCCTCCGCGTCCTCCGCTTTGCCACCACATCGGACACCGCCCTGCAGCGCTTCGAGATCGTGGACAGGAAAGTCCTTTGCGACACCGAGGACACGCTGAATCTCTATTTCATCACCAGCGCCCCGCCGCTCGCCTCCTACCCGCCGAGCTTCATAAACGCCTTCACCCTCCTCCTCGCCTCCGACATGGCCAGGCAGATCACCGGCAGCGAGCAGACCGCCAGCGACTTCCTGCAAAAGCACAAGCTCGCCCTCAACCAGGCCTTAACCAAGGACACCCGCGAGACCCAATCCGGCGAGAACATGACCCCCCGCCGCCTCGCCATGAAATCCGGCCTCTACCGTTCCCGCTTCCGCAATAACGGCGCACCCGGCTTCGACCTATGAACCCCACCCTTCTCTCATTCAACAACGGCGAAGTTTCCCCCTACCTCCGCCACCGCATTGACCTCGAAAAAGCCGCGTCTTCCGCCGAGACTTGCGAGAACTTCACGGCCACGCCCTACGGAGCAATCAGCAAGCGCCCCGGCCTCCTGCATGTCGGCATGTCAGCCGCCGCCCCGCAAAACTCCCACCTCCACCCGTTCATCTCCACGGACGGCTCCCGCTACCTCCTGCATTTCACCGAGGACTTGCTCACCATTTACCGCGAAGACGGCACCGTAGCGGACACCATCGCCCTCCTCACCTCCACTTCCCCGACCGCCAGCGACAGCACCACCGGCTTCTGGTCGGCTCCCCTCCGCGAGCTGCAAATCGAGGCCGTCAACGACGTCCTTTTCATCACTCACCCGGACACCCATCCGCTCCGCATCTCCCGCGTATCCGATACCAACTGGACAAAGGAATTCATCCCCTTCACCCAGCCGCCCGTCATCGACCAGAACGCCGACCCGCTTCTCAAACTCTCCGTCTTTTCCAACCCCATCGCCCCCGCATGGGTAACTTCCACCAGCTACGCCCTCGGCTATGTCGTCTTCGAGGGCGGCGCGGAGTGGCAATGCACCGTAGCGCACACATCCGGCTCCGCGTCCCGCCCCGGTATCGGCGCAGACTGGAAGGGATTATGGCGGCGTAAGCTCTACGCGGAAGGGGACGCCATAACCATATCCAGCATCAATTCCTTTTTTACCGCTTTTGTCAGAAGCTACTCCGTCAACGACGTTTCCTACGCCGCAAACTACCCTACCAATCCGCACCCCAGCATTTGCATAATGAGCCACACGCCCACACGGCTCCAGGACTCGGCAGGGTATTTGAGCTCGGATCAAGACAAATGGGCGCTTGCGACGGCATATAATGCACAGGAATCGGTTTTCGCCAATTCTTACAGAACTTACTCCGGCAATATTTATAAATCTTTGGCCGTCTTCTCAGCTAGTCCCGTCGGCTCCCCAGCATCCCGCCCCGATTTGTGGGAATTTGTAATAGCTGTCCCGGGCTCCATTCCTATCTATGCACCCTTCCCGACGATCACAGCAGGGATGTATATTTCCCACCTTGGCATTGTGTGGGAAGCTCTCACAAATGTAACCCCGACTCTCATTATTGACGGCATCACAGGCGCTCCGGTTGCAGGAGTTAATTGGCGTCTAGTAGATAATTTGTTCCTTCCTGGCCACGGCTCGTCGGCAGACTCGCCCGGCTCCGCATGGAAACTCTCCCCCCGCCGCGACGACAAGGATTTCCAGATTTCCCACGGCGCACTCACCGGCAACAACAACACCGGCTCGCAGCCCATCGCCATGCAAGGCGCGTGGAATATCAATACCTATGGCACATGGAGCGGCACGTTTAACGTGCAGCGCAGCGACGACAACGGCCTCACCTGGGAAACCATCCGCAGCTACGAGGCAAAAGCAGACCGCAACATCGCCGACTCCGGCATCGAGGATGCGCCATGTCTCCTCCGTCTTTTCTTTATCCAGGACGGCTCCACCGCCGCCAGCGGCGGACAGCGCGCCGTCCTTACCCCGGAAAAACAATCCATATCCGGCTACGTTCAAGCCGACACTTACGTCAACAGCGCACAATTAACCGGCACCGCGCTAACGCCCGTCATGTCCGGCCTCACTCCGGACTGGAGCGAAGGCGCTTTTTCCACGGTTCGCGGATTCCCCAGCACCCTCTCCCTCCACGAAAGCCGCCTTTGTTTTGCTGGCACAGCCTCAAACCCCGTTTCCCTTTGGCTTTCCCAAACCGACGACCTTCTCAACTTCGAGCAAGGCGTCGATGATACCGATTCCATCTTCGTCACCCTCGCCGCGCCTTACCAATACCCCATCCGCTGGATCGAATCCCAGCGCCGCCTTTTTATCGGCACCGCCGTCGCCCTATGGGTAGCCGGTTCGGAAACATCAGACGCCGCCCTCACCCCATCCAACTTCAACGCCCGCACCTACGCCGCCACCGGCTCCTCCACCCTCCGCCCGCTCCTCGCCTCGGAATCCCTCTTTTTCACCGATCGCAAAGGCTCGCGCCTCCACCAGCTCGCTTTCTCCGCCGATGCGGAAAGCTACGAACCCATCGACCTCTCCCGCCTCGCCGAGCACCTCACCCAGCCCGGCATCGCCCAGCTCGCATGGCAGCAGACGCGCGAGCCATCGCTCTGGGCGGTCACCCGCGAGGGAAAGCTCCTCCAATTCTCCTACTCCCGCCGGGACAACCTCATGGCCTGGAGCCAGCACACCACCGCAGGCGGGACGTTCCGCAACGTCGCTGTCCTCCCATCCGATCGCGGGGACGACGACGTGTTTTTCATCGTCCAGCGCGCCGGAGGCTCTGCCCTGGAGCGTTTCCCCCAGCACTACCAAGAGACGCAGGAAACCGGCAACACCCCCGGCCTCACCGCCTCACCGCTCTTTCCCTACCACTACCTCGACGGCATCAGCTACCGCGGCACCGCCACCACCTCGCTCACCGTCCCCGCCACCCTCATCGGCCAAGCCCTCACCCTCCTCACCGTTTCCGCCGGCGGAGTGGTCACCAGCTCCACCGTCACCCCGTCCGCCTCGCCGCTCACCATCGCCAGCACCACCCGCGCCATCCTTGGGAAGCCCATCACTTCCCGCCTCTCATCCCTCCCCGTGGACATGCCCGGCAATCAATCCCTCACCAAGCGCCTCCACAAAATCGCCCTGAGTCTTTTCCGCTCCAAAGGCGGCACCATGTTCAACGCCGCCGCCGCCAGCGCCAAGCCCATCCCGTATCCATCCACCGACCTTTACACCGGCTGGACGGAAATGCTCCCGGATCTCGGCAACAAGGACGAGGTGCAGGTGCATATCGTCCACGCCGATCCCTACCCCTTCACCGTCCGCGCCGTCGCCCTCCGCATGAACCAGCAGGAGCGCTAACCCGTTCCCCGCTTCAATCCCCGCCACCCCATTTTTTACCCATCCTCACCCCAATGTTCGGAATCGTCGGAATGCTAGGCGGCCTGCTTTCGGCTGGCCTTGGAATTTACAGCACACGGCAGCAGGGGAAAACCGCCGTCGCCGCCGCGAACTACAACAACGCCCTCGCCGTGCGCGAGGCGGAAAACCTCCAAAAGGAAACCGCCGAGAACATCGCCCGCACCCGCATCAATAACCGCCGCAGCCTTTCCACCCTCCGCACCCGCGCCGCCGCATCCGGCACCCTCACCACATCCGGCAGCACCGCCGCCATGCTCGCCGCCGCCGCCGGAACTTTTGAGGTGGGTATCGCCGACGCCGCCCGCGCCGCCAACCTCCGCGCCGAATCCATCCGCCAGCAGGGTCAAATGAAAATCTGGGAAGCCAAGCAGCAGAAAAAAGCCGCGAACCTCCAAGCCATCGGCCAAGGCATCGCCGGACTCACGAAGGCAGCAGACACCGCATACGGAAATTACCAAATAGGCTCACGATGATCCGCTTACCCGACACCCCCACCTTCGCCTCCACCGGACTCGGCGCGCCCCAGGTATCCGCCGAAGCCGCCGCCGCGCCCGCCCGCGCCCTCGGCACCATCGCCGGAGCCATCGGCCAGGCATCCGACGGTTTCGTAAAACTCGGCCACGACCTCGCCCGCATCGACAACGCCCGCATGATCTCCGAAGCCCGCACCAACCGCGCCTCGGCCTACTCGCAATTTCAGATCGATCTCCAAAAGGAAACCGACCCACAAGCCCGCATCGCCCGCACCAACGCCTTCCTCGCCGAGCAGAAGAGCAGCATGATTCCCGCAGGCGCTCCGCCCGTAGTCCGCGACGCCCTCGCCCTAGACTTCGAGGACTTCTCCGCCCGCACCCAGATCAATGCCGCCCAGGACGCCGCACAGCTCACCACCAAGCGCGCCACCCTTGCCTTTCAAAATGAGGTGGACGCAGCCAAGCGCACCGGCAACCGCGACCAATACGAAACCGCCAAGCGCACAGCCGCCGAAGCCCTCGGCCTACTCCCCGAAGAACTCGACGCCATGGACGCGGATTTCGACCGCAACACCACCCTACTAGGATTCGACACCCGCATTTCCCAAGACCCGCGCGCCGTCCTTGCAGAAACTGAATCCGAATCCTTCGACACCGACCACCCGTTCCTGGACGCCACCGACAAAAACCGCATCCGCCGCGCCGCGCAAAGCCAGCTTGAGGACTTCCGCAGCGAGGAAATCGACCTGCTCGAAAACGCCCTCGCCGACGGCACCCTTGCCCCGCCCGATCTTGAGGCAGCGGAATTCATTTCCCCAAAAGATCGCCGTTCCTTTTCCGACGCCCTCATCAAATCACAGGGAGAGGAACCCATTTCAAAACAGGATTACCTCAACGCCTGGAAAGTCACCGACGTCCTCCGCTCCGCCCGCAACAACCCCGCCGTGAGTGACGACCAATACCGCCTCATCCACAACGAGGCACGCACCGACATCCTCGCCCGCGTCCCACCCTCCCTCCAAGGAGATTTGAAAAAGGAACTCGGCTACCTCTCGCCCGCAGGCCGCGACACCTCCGCGCCCGCCAACCCGTCCGACCGCGCGGAACTCGAATCGATCGCCCGCGCACAGATCAACCGCGCCCACGACGCCGGCGCTTTCGGCGACGTTTCCAAGGAAGCCGACTACGACACCCGCGAGAAAGCCGCCCGTCAGGCCGAGGACATCCGCATCGAGGCGAAACGCTTCATCGCCTCCCGCCCCACTCCGCCCTCGCCCGCCGAGGTGCGCGACTTCGTGGACAGCATGAACCAGCGCAGCATCGGCTCCAATTCCCTACTCCTCCCCACCATCCCGCAAAAATTCAGCATCGGCGACGACATCGACAGCTTGCTCGAAACGCCACCCATCCAACCTCTCGACGGACTCGCCCCAGGCACTCCCGGATCCACCGACGCACTCCTCCCACCACGATGACACCCACCGACCTGCAACTCGTCCAAGGAGACGCCACCAGCATCCCCGAAGAAACCGCCTTCGCCGCCTACCAGACACTCCGCGAGGCGCGCACCAACCCAGAGCTCGCGGCCAGCCCCGCCCTTGCCACTTCCCGCGAGGCGCTGAAATCCTACGTCACCGAGCGCCGCCGCCACGGCCACGACCTTTTCCCCAACGTCACCACCGCCGCCAACCGCGAGCGCAACGATTCCCTCGCCGGGCTCTACACCAAGCCCCTCGAAAAAGCCCTCCCGCAACAGGCCTTCGCCGACCTCACCCGGAAAATGGAATTCGTTCCTGATCCGGAGGCTTTCAAGATGCGGGAAATCAATCGCACCTTCCTTTCCGCCACCGTCGGCCAAGCCATCCCGCCGGAAAAATACGACACCATCCGCACCATCTACGCCAAGCAGCACCTCGGCCTGGACAAGGACACATCGGAAGCCGCCGTTTTCACCGCCATCAAAACCCGCTTCGATGAGGAACTTGGAAGCACCGAGAAAATCCGCGAGATCGCCAAGGGAGAATTTGAATCCATCCTTGGCGGCACACTCCCCACCACGCTCCCCGACCTCTCCGCCATCCCGGAGCGCCTTCGCCCACAGGTATCCGACCAGATCCTCGCCACCCGCCGCCAGTCCAAGGAGCGCATCCGCCAGGCTATGCCCGCCGTCCGCGAGATCATGCCCGCGCTCCAAGCCGAAGCCGCCCGACTCGCATCCGGGCAAATGCAGGGACTCCCGCACCTCGCACTTATGGATCGCATGGCCGCCGCCCTCCCGCGTGATCCGGTGAAAAAGGAAATCGCCATCGCTCTCATCGCCCGGGAAATGCAGAAGCTCCCCGAGCAAGAGAAAGGCGCATTCGCCCGCATCCTTACCTCCATCGAACGCGGCGGGGACAACGCCGCCATGTCCGCTATCCGCGCCCCCATGGAGGCCGGAGCCGCCATCCGCGACATGATCCCCGCCGGAGCCGAGCAGAAGCGCACAGCCGCCGATAACCTCACCATCCGCACCGACGCGGAAAACCTCCGCAAGGCTTTCCTCGGCGAAGTGGATCCGCTCCGCAGGGCAGGGGACAACATCGCCGTGCAGTCCCTTGTCCTTGCCGGGGAATCCGCCTGGACGATCCCCGCCACACTTTCGGGGCCGATAGGATGGGGCGCAATGGCATCCAGCTTTGCCGGAAATTCCTTTCAAGAAGCCCGCACCATAAACCCGGACGCATCCGCAGGCGCACAGATCGGCGCGGCAGCCGCTTCCGGCGTCGCCCAGGCGGGCGCGGAGGTTGTCCTCAACAAGGTGGGATTCAAGATCATCGGCGGGAAACTCCCCGGCCTCGCGGGAATCCTCAACAAATCCGGCGTCTTCAACCCCGCCGCCCGCGCCACCATCGCCGGAGCTACCGGAGCCGTATCCATCGGAGCCACGGAATATGCCGAGGAAGCCGTGCAGGGAGGCATCGACCGCCTCGCGCAGGATCTCGCACTCGAGTTTTCCAACATCGCACCGGATACCGATTGGAAAGGATTCTGGGGTGATTGGCTCACCGTCGGCAAAGCGGAACAGAAGGACACCCTCCTCGCCGTCCTTCCCTTCGCCGTTGTCGGCGCAGGCGGCGCATCCTTCCAGCATTTCCGCTACGGATCGCAGCTCGCCAAAAACCGCACCGTCCTCGACGCCATCGGCGTTCCCTCCTCCGTCGTGGACGAAATGGTGAACACCACCGACGTCAAAAAGACCGACGAGCTTTTCCGCCAGGCATGGGAAACCGGACTGGAGGAGCGCACGCAGGAGCAGAAAGCCGCCGCGCTCGACGTCATGCGGGAAATCAATTCCCTCACCGCCGCCGCCGGACTCGACCGCATCACCCGCGATTCCGAATTCACCTACACCTACACCGACCCACTCACGCGCGACTCGCAGGAATTCGAGACCGAGGAGGAGGCGCTTCTCCACTGGAGGCAGCAGGCGCTTTCCGCCAGCCAGACCGACCTCGACACCATCGCCCTCACCTCCCGCGAGGACTTGCTCAATTTCCTCACCTCCGAAGGCAAGGCATCCGAGGAAACCATGATCGACGAGCAGGAGCGCACCCTCACCCTCCCGCAGGCCGTCAAGGAAGGCATCGCCAACCCAGAGCAGATCGAGAGCCGCGTCCGCATCTTTATCCTCCAGAACGGCCTCACACCCGCACAGGCCGCAAAGGAAGTGGAATCCCTCACCATCCGCGCCCGTTCCTACACCCAGCAATCCCGCGACGGCCAATACCGCTACGCCGTGCAGCTTTTCAAGAACGCCGACCCTCTCGACGTCTTCGAGGACTTTGCCGAGGACAGCATCAAGCGCGCCTTCGACGATTCCCTCGCCGATCCCCGCCGCATCCTCCGCGACATCCGCGACTATGAGGGAGCCAGCAACACCCGCCTCATTGCCCAGGACTACGAGTATGACCCGGACAACACCCTCCCGCTTGTGGAAGGCTTCTCCGCCCTCGCCCGCGCCCTTGTCATCGGCAACGCCCGCGCCGATCTCCTACCGCCCGCCGTTTCCCAATGGATCGAAGTCGCCGCCACCTACGGAGCCAACACCATCGACCTCGCCCGCTCCGCCATCACCGCCGACCTCACCCGCGCCGGGGAACTGAAAAAAGCCCTCGCATCCGGCAACGTCCCCACCGAACTCGTCTCCCGCCTGGAGGACGCCATCGGCATCAATGAAACCGAAGTCCTAGCCCGCCTCGAAAAAAAGCACCGCGACCAGCTCGCCGCCGAGGCCATGGGAGGCTTCCCAGAAATCCGCGACAATCTGGAAGGCCGTATGCCCCACCCGGAAACCCTTCGCAAAAACCAGCACCCACTCGCCGGCGAAGTGCGCCGGATATGGGAGAGCATGAAAAAGCCCACCCGCCGCAAGGACAGGAGCGGGCGCACCATCGACCGCTCCAACGAGGCCAACGCCTTTTTCCTCCCCGTCGGTCAAATGGTGGACATCGACAAGCTCCGCGAGTCCATGAACGAAAAGGGCTTCGACTTCGACACCCCCGCCGACATGCTCGACGCCCTCGAATCATCCATCTCCTACAACAAACCCGTCTATGGCACCGGCAGCCGCGGGAATGATTCCTTCTCCATCGGGACGACATATCCAAGATTCAACTTGCGCCCGGACGGCGCCACGCTTTACGTCCACTCAAACACAGGTGTTCTTTTTCCGGACGGCCATGAAATCAAAACGCTACCAGCAGTCCCCGATACGCTATCCGATGGGAGAGGAGCGTTTTGGGACGGGATTCGGAATGGTGGACGACGTGACGCCATACTGCGCGCATGGCGAAAAAAAGGAACCGACCAGCGCAATGCCGACTGGCTTGTCAAAGCCCTATCCAAAGCGGACGGTTGGAAGAATTCCGGCACCGTAGCGGAAACATGGCAATGGCTGGCAAACAGCCTCAACTCCATGACCATCGATCAAGGATGGGAAGTTGAAAACATCATTGAAACCCTGCCGGAACTGCTAGACCTGCCCGGCGCTGTATGGGAAGGCATCAGGGAAAAGGATTACGCATACATCCCAATCAGCCCAGACGGCACAGTCCTTTACACCCCCGTCAGAGAACAAAAATTCGCCTTCGGTCGGCTCCCTACAACCGCAGAAGTAGCAGAAGCCCAAGCAGCACACGACGCAAACCCACAAATCTACCCTTCCTTCTCCATCGGCCGCGCTATTCCCCGCGCCGCAAAAACCTTTGAAGAAGCCCGCGAGTCCGCGCGGTCATTTATCGGAAAGCCCATCGTCAACGCGGACGACAACACCGTCGCCACAATTTCCGCTAACTCCCTCAGGAAAATACTCCACGAAAAAGCGTCATCGAAATCCGTTTCCCCGGAAGTTCATTCCCTTGTGACAGCAAATCTCGACACACTTTTCGAAAGATCCATCCGCACCCACAGCGACACGAATCCGGACGGCGACAACATGAAGGCAAGGCACCGTTACCACGCGCCTTTCATCAGCGGGGGGGAAGTGATGCTAGCCAAGATCACCGTCAACGAATTCAAGGAGGAATCCGACGGAACGCGGATCTACTCGGTGGAGGCCATGGAAATAGTGAAACCCGCAATTTTCAAGGCGTCCTCCATTTCCGAAGATCGGCGGAACTACAACCGGGTTGCGGGCTTCGAGGAGAAATTAGAATCGCGCATTGCCGAAGTCAACAATCAACCATCCGTTGAGAGTTCCTTTTCCATCGGCCGCGCCACCGTCACCCCCACCAAGGAAACCCAAACCTCCCCCACCAAGGACGGCGATTCTTTCTCCATTGGAGCCAGCCCCGCGCCTTTCTATTCCCAGCTCGAAAGAGTCATCGAGGACAAGCTCCCCAAGGCCGCCACATTCGCGCAGATCATGGCCACCATCGACCCCGCCAAAGGCAGCGGAGTCAAAGCAGAGGAAATCAAATGGAGCGGCATCGAAAGCGAAGTTTTCCGCCTCGCCCTGGATAATGACAAGGTGAAGAAATCCGACCTCCTCGCCTACCTCGCCGCCGCCGGGCGCGTGGAATTTGCGGAAGTGACCATGAGTGATCCGCAAAGAAAAGGAGCGGTTTATGATTGGGCTGTTTCCAATGGGGAGGAAAATACTTACTTCCGCAGCTACCAAGAAGCAGCGGAATACGCCGACCAGCAAGGAATCAACATCACCGAAGATACTGTTTTCCAAGCCACAAATCGGCGGCGGGACTCAACTAATCCGAAATACGAACAATACACCCTCCCCGGCGGTGAGAACTACCGGGAAACCGTCCTCCGCCTACCCCAAAAAGGCACCAGCTACACCGAGGAAAACGTTGTCGCAATCGACCCCGCCGCGCCTATCGCCGGACGCCCGGATTTGTTTTGGTATTTTGAAGTCCCCGGCAACGTCCTCCAAATACCAAAGTCCAATCACCCGACTCAGGCCGAGGCCAAAACCTATATCCTCCGCGACAAGCAACCCGAGGAACCAAATTCCTACACTTCCAGCCACTTCCCCGAAATTTCCAACTACGTCGCGCACATGCGCCTCAACGAACGCGAAGATTCACAGGGAGCTCCCGGCCTTTTCATTGAGGAAATCCAAAGCGACCGGCACCAAGCGGGCAGGAAAAAAGGTTATGCACTCGGACGACCGAATGAGAATGATATTGAGCTGAATTTCATAAAGTCAGTCGTGCCAGAGGGACAGGATCCCTCAAACTACCCCGGATATTGGGAGAGTTTCGACAAGCGCACCGGGGAAATGATTACCCGCCATCCGGGTAGATCAACGAGGGAGCAGGCCATGAGGGACGCCCAAGGATTCGGTGAGGGGATGGACTCCGAGCGCATCGCCGACGCCCCATTCCGCACCACCTGGCCGCTCGCCATGTTCAAGCGCGCCCTCCGCGAGGCCGTGGAATCCGGCAAGGATTGGATTGGCTGGACGGTTGGCGAGACTCAGAACGATCGCTTTGACCTGAGTAAGCAAGTGCGGCACATCGACTGGCGGGTAAGCTCTGAATCCAACCGCGAGGCTGTAAAAATCGACGTTGGGGTAGCGACATTACAAGGCGGAGACGCACAAGACCTAAACAAAGAAGCACTCACATATTCTGAGATTGCCGACTTCGTAGGCAAGGAAATTGCCGACAGAATTAAAACTCAAGTGGACTCCTTCAAAAGCAAAGGAAGGCTTGAAGGAGACGGCCTTAAAGTCGGCGGCTCCGGCATGAAAGGCTTCTACGACAACATGCTGCCCAAGGAGATCGGGAAGTATGTGAAGCAGTGGGGCGGGAAGGTGGAATCCTCCACCATCGGCCAATCCATCGCCTCCGAGGAAATCGACATGGGTGAACTCGACAACGCCACCCCGGAAGAACTCGCCCAGCTTGAGGCGGACGGAGCCATCCAAGGCAAAGCCGTTCCAATCCACCGCGTCACCATCACCCCGCAAATGCGGGAATCCGTCGCAGCCGGGCAGCCTTCCTTTTCCATCGGCACCCGCCGCGTCATGCCGACCAACTACCCGGAGAGCGCGCGCGAAATCATTTCCACCACCAACGTCAAAGGCATCACCCACGCGCTCCTCAAACCCGGCGAGCAGCTTGTCATCCTCGACGAGGAAGCGGAGAAGCCGATGATGGTTTCCCCGGCCTACAAGGCAGCCAAGCGCGAAGGGGACAAGCGCGCCGCCTGGGACATCGCCCGCCTTTTCCTCACCGGCAAGCGCGTCGCGCCATACAAGGCCGCCCTCGGCGACCGCTCGCCCGTTTTCGTCCCGATCCGCCAGGAAGAGGGAGCCAAGCAGAACCTCCTCCCCATCGCCGCCGCTTGGGCATTGCAGCAGCAGCTTGGCGGGAGAGTCGCCAATACCGTCCTCCAACTCAAAAAGGGAGGCCTCACCGGAGCGGACAACAACGAGCGCAGCAAGAAAGACCACGACTTCGAGGGAGCGCTGGAGATACAGCCCGGCGAAACTGTTGTCCTCATCGACGACACCTTCACCAGCGGCAGCACATTGACGTCCCTTTACGATCACCTCTCCTCGCAGGGCATCGAGGCCGAGCACATTTTCAGCATCGCATCCGGGCGCTACACCAAAAATATCGCCGCATCCGACGAACAAATCACCCGCGCGCTTGACAAGGTGGGCATGAGCGAGGAAGAGTTTCAGCGTGCCACCGGAATCCCCATCCAAGCCTTTACCGGCGCAGAGCTCGCCGCCTACTCCCTCAACGGAGCCAGAGGAATCGAGGGCTTCGCGCTACGCTTCGATGTTAAAGGAAACACAGGAAGCGGATCAATGGTTCCAGGCTCAGACGCTGGACTAGACCCTTCCTTTTCCCTCGGAATCAATCAGTCCCTTTTGCAACCCTTGATCCAAGGGAATGGGATAGATGCAGAATCGGAAGTTTCCAACGACGGACAATTCCGCACCTACGCCGCCGACTACGCCACATCCACCGGGCGCTATTACCGCTTCGTAAAAATGGATGACAATGGCCAGATCATCAGCGCCCTTTACGTCAAAATGCAGGGAACACGCAGCAAAAAAGGCGTGATCTCTGGCGTTTACACAGACGAAGAACACAGAAGGCAAGGACACGCTGGAAGCCTTTTGCGCTACGCCCAGAAGAACTACACCGTCAAACATAGCTTCGACCTTACGAGCGACGGACGGGCTTTCAAAAAAGCGGACGGAGTTTCCTACTCCCTCGGCCCCGCCGCCTTCGCCCGCCTGGAGCAGGCCATCGCCGCGAAAATGACCGCCGCCCCCGACGAGCGCGCCGAATATTACTCCCGCGTCCGCGACCGTCTTGCCGCCACCCAGCAGCGCCTTGAGGACATGGACAACGGCATCGGCGTATTCGCCCGCCTACCCACTGACGAGGCCGGGGAAGAACGCCGGCGCATTCAAGACGCCATCGCAGAAGCCCGCGCCATCATCGGCGCACTACCACCCGACGCGCGCGGGCGCGTGGAAATGGACTTCGAGGACATCACTTCCAAGACCACCGAGAAAGGCCGCGTTAAAGCCCTCATCCGCCTCATGGACAAGGCCGATATTGCCCTGGAAAAAGTCCTCCAATCCGCCTACCTCGAAAGCATCACCCGCGTCCTAGACCTAGCGCAGCCGGATCTCCGCCAAAACCGCAGCGTGCGCGGCCGCCTCACCCCGGAAACGCAGCGCCTCATCAACGCCATCCTCCCGCTCACCCGCCTCACCCCCATCGAGGCCAGCGCGGAACAGATCGCCGCACAAGCCTCCTTCGACGCCCTCGACAACCAATTCCCCGACCCCGAGGACGACGCCGCCGTTGACGCATGGGAGCGCAGCCTCGCCGCCGCACAGGAACGCCTCGACCTCATCGACACCTTCGCCAGCCTCTCCACCCAGACCAGCGCCGAGCTGGCCGCCGCCCGCAAGCACCTCCTCCAAATCTACACCAAGGGACGCACCGCCCGCCAGATGCTCGACCAGGCGAAACGCTCCGAGACCGCATCCGAACGCCGCGAAGTGATCGAATCCCTCGGCGGCCTCCCCTCACAGTCCAAGTGGAAAAAGCGCGTGGACGATAAGGGATTCCTCGACCGCATGGAAGGCTACCGCCTCGGCCTTGTTTCCTTCCATGAAATGATGGAATGGATGTTCCCCAACTCCATCGCCGCCCGCGACTACCAGAAGCGCATCCGCGATTCCGAGCGATCCGTCACCCGCGCCCGCATCGACGCCCGCCAGCGCTGGGAAAACTTCGCATTCACCGCCCTCAACCTCACCGGACGCTCCCGCAAGCGCCGCCTAAACCAGATCATCGCCACCCTCTCGACCGCCCGCGACGATTGGAATATCGAAATCGCAGAAGGCCGCCGCAGCGAATCCGTGAAAATGTCCGAGGAACAGGCCGCCAGCATCCTCGACGGCACGCTCAAACCCGGATGGGAGAAAGACCTCATCGCCATGGAATCCCTCCGCCAGGCGCTCGCAGACTTCCGCTTGAAGCGCAAGGCCGCCCAGGATCAAGACAAGGCATTCCAAGGCAAGGTGATCCGCTTCGAGAGAGTCACCCAACGCGGCGCGCCGACCTTCCTCCGCATGTCAGACATGGAAGCCGTCTATTTCTTGCAGCTCGCCGCACAGTCCCAATACCTACCCGCCCTCGACAAATACGGATTCACCGAAAAAGTCCTCAATCAGATCCGGGCAAAGATCGATCCGCGCGCACTCACCATCATGTCCCACCTTCGCGGGGAATATGACATGCAATACCAGCGCCTCAATCCCGTCCACCAACGCCTTTTCGGTTTGGACATGCCGCAGATCCGCAATTACGCGCCGGGCGCTTTTGAATCGATGGACGGCAAGCAGGATCCAAACATTTCCCCGGACGGCACCGGCGGCGCACTCTCCGCCATGTCCGCAGGTTTCACCAAGGCACGGACTCACCACATGGCACGCCCCCGGCAGGCCAACGCCCTCGCCCTCTACTGGAGCAGCCTCGAGCAGACCGAGCATTTTATCGCATGGGCGGAAGTCATGCGCGACATGCGCCAGATTTTCCGCTCGCCCGACGTCCGCCGCACCCTCGAAGCCGCCTATGGCTCCCGCGCGGGCGCGGAATTCTCAACGTGGCTGGATATCCTCGAAACAGATGGACGCTCCCGCGCCGCCGAATCCCTCTCCCTCACCCAGACCTTCAACCAGATCCTCACCGCACAGTCCGCCATCGGCCTCGCGTTTAACATCGGCACCGTATTCAAACAATGGAGCGCAGGCATCGGCCACTTCATGCTCATGCCCACCGGCGCAGCCGTGAAAGCCACCTACAAGGCTCTCACCTCGCCCAAGTCCCTTCGCTACGTTTGGAACAGCGAGGCCGTGCAGCAGCGCATCACCCAAGGGATTTCCCCGGAGGATCGCCGCCTCATGGACGCCGCCAACGCCTCGCCCTCCCTCGCCATGGAACTCCTCGAAATAGGCAGGCTCCCCATTTCCCTCGCCGACGGCGCTTTCACGACCCTCATGGGCGCCGCCGCCTACCGCTACCAATACGACGAGGCCACCAAGAACGGCCTCACGGACTCACAGGCGCACACCGCCGCCCTCGCCCACATGGATATGGTCATCACCCGGGCAGCCCAGCCCGCCACCACCCAAGACAAATCTCTCGCCGAGAACACCGCCCGCGGCTTCGGCAAAGCCCTCTTCCTTTTCAAGTCAGATCCCCGCCAGAAATTCGCCATCGCCATCACCGCCATCCGCCTCGCCACCCGTGGCGACCTAAAAACACCCGAGGCCATCCGCCGCGTGTTCTTCTCATGGGCAGTCTATGGACTCATGGCACAGATCGCTGCCGATATGTGGCGCGCAATCTCCCGCGACGACGACGACCCGGAGCTATGGGAGCCAAAGGACTACATCGCCGCCATGATCGCGGGGCCACTCGCCGGCGTCCCGATCCTCGGCGCAGCCATGGAATCCACCATCCGCTCCCTGGTAGGATCCAAGGCCTACACCAACAACGCCAACCCCATCGACAAGGCCGCATCGATGCTTTTCCGCGACGGCGGTTTTTCCTCCGCCACCATCAACGCTATGAGCGGGGAGGACGTTGACCTCACCGAGATCCTCGCCGCCGCCACCCGCGACGCCGGCAGCATTTCCCAGCTCCTCGCCATCGTCAGCCCCGCCACCGCCATCGTTCCCGCCGGTCTCCGCGCCGTCCGCGATGTTGTAGGCATCGGCTCTAATGTCATCGGCGCTTTCAGCGGGGACACCCCGGAGGACATCGCCGCCCGCATCGTGCGCGAGGAGAAGGAAGCGGACAAGAAACCCGCCGAGAACCGCAAGCAGACCCTCGACACCCTCGCCAAGGAACTCGCCGCCATGCCCGCCGCCCAACGCGAAAAACGCCTCCGCCAGCTCGACGCAGACACCCGCACCGCCATCACCTCCCGCCTCCGCAAGGCCGACATGACACCCAGCGAGCGCAGCCTCGCCAGCCTACCCGCCGCCGCCCGCGC